TTGGGCACGGTGGGCGCGGTATTGTAGCCCCGGAGTGCCGGGATGGCCAATGCGGGTTGGTATAGGTAGTCAATGAGCAACGCCTTGGAATCGGGCGGGTTTGGCGTGGTGCTTGGCCGCAAGGCAATCGACATGGCCGCCCATGAGGCAAACGCGCTGAAAACCGAATGCCCGAAGGCCGCGGCATCGAACGGGCCGCTTGTCCAATCGTCTTTGTGTCCGATGCCGAGCGTTGAGTCGTTAGTGTCATCTGAGCCAACCGTTAGGAAGTCCGTCAAATCGGAAGACGTGAACGTGACAGTGCCGCCAGCGTGCGCCGCCGCGCCCACGCACACGATGAAAGCGCCCGCCGTTGTCGGTTCAATAGATGGCGGGTTGGCGGTCGTGTTGCCGCCAGTGGCCGTTGTTGCAGCCACGTCAAGCGGGGTTGTCGGGTCAACGTTTCGAAAAACATAGACGGCCATCGTTCCGGCATCGTCAACATTGCCCGTCGCGCCGAATGTCACATCCGTGTCGCTGGTTATGAACTTGTAGGCCACGCGGAGATTCGCGTCTTGGCTGACGCCGGTTTCGTAAAGTTCACTACCAATCAAGGTATATGGATTCGTGCCGTCCGTGATGGATAATGTGCGATCAGCGGTTGATGACGTGGCAAACGCCGCGATGACAAGGTCGCCGCTCGATGCGGACGAGGCAATGCCGCCGGTCAATCCGCCGTTTAACGCAATCGTGCTTGTCCCGCTCGCGGCGCCGGCCTTGGACGCCGTGGCCCCGCCAACAAACTGGATTGTATTGTACGTGACCCCGGTGAACCCTTCTGTCACAAGGGTATCGCCATTCTCCGCTAGAAGGTTGATATTGTTATCCTGCCACTCGTAAACGTCATCGTTGACGAAGCGCAGCGCAAGCGTTTTTGACAGGTCGAGAGCGGAGGCATATTTGCATGTCCGCGCCGTGTTCCAGCACGCATCCCCCGTAGCAAGGCATGGGTCCGTGCCGAACGTGCGCGAGCACATCGGTTGAAGGATTTCCACAATCTCAAGGGGGCGCGCGGCAAATGTCATCAGTAATAGCCCGTGACCGGGAGCGAGACGCGACGATAGGTGTTGATGCCCATGTTGACGGGTTCAACGTCACGATCCGTCCAGACAAACCCCACGTCCGTGGTGATCTTGGACGGGTTGCCGGCGATGCAGAACGGATAAAGGGGGATAGTCTTGGCAAACGGCTCGAAATTCGCGTCATACCATGCGGTGGTAAGATAATCCCATTCGTAGGTTGTCGCCACCGCCCTGCGCTTGACGATGCGCCCGAGCGTCTGCCCTGTTTCGGAAAACTGTTGTTGCGCCTCGGTGATCCGGTTGAGAGTCAACGGACGGTGGCCACCATAGAGCGGGATGGGCATTTGCAAGGCCACTCCCGCGCGGATGATGCCGATGGCAATGTCCGCGCCATCGTTCACCGTCACGCGCACCTCGCGCACCGTGTAGGCGACGCCCGCATCGTTGAACAAGGCGCAAATGGCCGTATTGTCCGTTGGCGATACCGTGGCCCGCGTCGTGTGCGCGCCGCCCACCGTCGCCGCTGTGGATATGGTGACGGTCTTGCCAGAAAGATTGTGAGCCGCGATGAATACGCAATCAACCGCATCGTCCTCCGGCGTTTCCAGCGTCCACGCCTGCGATCCTGGCGAGAGTCCCCACCGCTGCGAGGTGTAATCGTTCGCGGCGTAATCGGGGTTGGCGCCGTCGCCCGTGACAGTGCCGGGCATCATGTCCCACAAAATGCGGGCATGGTTGAGCGGCTGATTGCTGCCGAGCGTGAAACCGGCGGTGTTGATGGTCATTAGCTGCTCGCCATGATAATCCAGTTGGTGCCATCCGAAACAAGCATCGCCCATGCGCCGTCTGACGCGCCGAGGATGGCCGTTCCCGCCGAACCGCCCGCCAGCGGCACCACGTTGGACGATGCCGAGACAACGGCAAAAGCCTGGATGGTGACAATGAACAGTATTCGGCCCGTGTTGCTTGCCGCCGCTGGCAGGGTGAGCGTGTTGGATGCGCCGCGGTTGGAAATAACGAAGGTAACGCCAGCCGCGACCGTGTAATCGGTGGTGACGGTCACGGGGGCGGCGAGGGCAAAGGAACCATTGACCTGTAGTTTTGCCGTGGGGGTATTGGTGCCGATGCCCACGCGATCAGTTGACGCATCGGTGAACAGAAGGTTGGCGTCTGTGTCGCCCTCGAATCGCGCATCCTTGTCCGCGCCGGCCTCGTTGAAAACAAGCGTATCGCCAAACTCTGCCGCCGGAATATTCTTGAACAGTTCCGCGCGGGTCTGTTTCTTGGTTTCCGGCGTGCTGGAATCTACCACCACGTAGACATCATCCGTGGCGGAAAGTGCGCCCGTGAGTGCTGTAAGGGATGAAATTTTAATGTCAGCCATCAGGCGATTACTCCGCGGATTTGCCCGCCGTTGCGTTGCGTCTTGTTGAGTTGGTCGATGAGCTGGCGCGCAAAACTCTCGCCAAAGCCCATCGGGTCATTGACCATGGTGAATTGAAAGGTTGTCATGGGGCCTTGCGCAGCATTGCCACCCGCCGCCTGGGAGCCGCCGCCGCGGCCACCACCGCCGCCGCCGCCGCCGCCTCCACCACCGCCGCCGCCATTATCGGAAACGCTCTTGATGGCGGCCACTGCGCTCATGCCCTTGGCAAAGACGGCTGCATAGTTGGCGAATTTCTGAATAGGCGTGATGGCAGTCGGGTCATTCATGGCACTCACCGCGGCGCGGATAGTGTCAATCACGGCTTGTGCCGCTGCAATGGACTTGGCCACCTTAATCATGCGCTTGCCGCCAGACTGCGCCGCCTGCGCCATGGCGCCAAAGAACGCCGATGCTGCGGACAGATCGCCGTCCAACCGTTCCGCCTGCAACTGCGCAAGATCCTTCTGGTGTTCCTCCGCCAATTTCTGCGAAAGCGCATAATATTCCTGCTCGGATAGAAGCTGGTTGTTTAGCGCCCCTTGCAGCACCTCTTGATTGGCCGCGTATTCCTCCATAAGGATTTCACGCTCCGTCATGAAACCCTCTTGGATCGCCGCCAGGCGCTCGATAAAGAAGGCATCCACCGCGTCAACGCCGGCCAGGCCGGGCACGCGCTCGTCAATTTCTTTGTCTTTATTGTCGCTGCCATCGTCAAGACGGGGTGGCCTTTTCTTTTGCCCGAAGCCTTCCACACTTTCCAGCAACGCCCCGGCATCGTCGGGGGATGCGGAAAACCCTTGGTCCTTGATTTTGGCAATAACCGCTTCAGTCTCGGCTGCTTGCGCCCGTATGTCAGCAAAGGCTGATTTCCACCTTTGGGATGCATTGGACAGTGACGTGGGGTCTGCAAGATTCTCGACCAAGACGCCAGCGATGCGCGCAAGCGCAAAAAATTCCTTGTAGGTTGTGGCCGCCCGCGCCGCGCCTTCGCGCAAAAACCCGTTGAATGCGCTCATTGCCTTGCCGGAAGTGTTGCTATTCTCGGCAAGATCGACAAGGGCCTCACTGATTTTCACAAGCGTCGGCAAGAGCGGGCCAACAATGTTCTGGATAAACCCACGCATCGCAGCATTAAGCCGCGTCATGTTGTCATTGAAATTCTCAGCGGCCTTTGCTGTGTTGCCCGAAATGACCACGCCGAGGCGTTGGGCTTCCCCACCCATTTCATTAAGACCGCGCTTGCCCGAGTTGAGAAGCGGGATAAGTTGCGCGCCAGAACGCCCGAAGACGTTCATGGCAATGGCGGTTTTGCCGGCACCGTCCTCCATGCCGGCGAAAGCCTCCGCCACGTCCGCGAAGACTTCCTCCGTTGACCGGAGGTTTCCTGACGCATCCGTGGCACTGATGCCAAGCGCCGCAAGCCCCTCGCTGCCCGCCTCCATGTTCTTGGAAAGCTGCTGCACGCCAACTTGCAATTCCTGCATGGAAACGTCAGACAACTGGGCCGCATAGGTGAGTTTAGACAGCGCCTCCGTTGACATGCCCACCTTTTGGGCCATCTTGCCAATGTCATCGGCAAAATTCAGCGCCGCCTGGCCGGCCTTCACGAAAGCGCCAACGGTCAACGCGCCCGCGAGGCCCACAAGCGCATTTTTCGCAAATCCCGATATGACGGATTCCGCCTTGCTGACGGAACGCTCTAGGCCGCTCGTGTCGCCGGTAAACCTAACCTCGATGCCGTTGACCTGGGTCATTCGTGAAGCAGTTCCTTCAATTCGTCCACATCGGCCCTAGTCAGTTTCCCGGCGTAGGTTTCGCCCTTCTCCTTGGGCGCCCTCAAGTCATATTCAAGCCACCACTCGGAAACGGTCATCCCCCAAAACTCGGAAGGCTGAATGCCCCATTCCCGCGCCCACATATACATGCCATCCCAATCGAGAGGCCCACATTCTATGTCGCCCTCGGCGTCGGGCTGTCGCTCCGGGCGTCTTGATTTTTTGCCTTGCCCTCGCTTGGGGAGAAGGCCGCAAGCACGGAGCCAATCAAGCCCGTCACCGCGTCCTGATCACCCGTGACAAGCTCCTCGTACACCGCCTCCTCCGTCACCACCGCGCCGGCGGATTGCAGCATCTTGGCCAGCACGAATGCAATGTGTGAGATCGGGGGCCGCCCGCGCGAGGTGCGGATGGCAATGTCCGTGAAGGAAATTTCCCCCACCTCAATTGACCGCATCAGCCGCATGGAGGGCACCAGCTTGTATTCGGTGCCCCTCCACGTAATCACCATTTCACGAAATACCGACATGCGTCATCAATCCGGGGTGAATGTAATGGTGCCGGAAGACTGGATCGACGCCGTGAACGTGATGGCATCGGCCTGTTCACCCGTCAGGGCAAACGAGGCAAGGAAGAAATTTCCGGTGAATTCCCCCAACCCGATGATGTCGAGAGTATAGGATTCCAGCAAGGCCGAGGCCGTGCCCACCGCCAGCGCCAGGAAGGTGGAATCGTCAATCACGCCCTCCACCTCGGCGTCGATGGACCGGACCCCGACATCGGCAAGCATGGTGCGCCATCCGGCATCATCCTTGTCGGTAATGTCAATCGGTTCATTGTTGATGGTGAGGCTGTCGGCCCGCGCGCCGGCAATCGGCGTGGAACCTCGCTTGATCCTCAATTTACGTCCAGAAAGAGCGGCCATTTCATTTCATCCTTTCGATTAGGCGACGGGTCCGCGAATGTTGGAGAAGGCAACCGTTGAACCAACGGAATTTGTAGCCGTGACACGACACCGGATATACTTCGCGGCATCGGTAACGGTGAGTGCATAGGTCGTATTGGTGGCGGAGGCGATGTTGGCCCATGACGGGTCATTGGCATCCGAGGAATTGCCGCGCTGCCACTGGTACGCATAGGTGATTGTGGCATCACCGGCCCATGTGCCGCTTGTCGTGGTCTGCGTATTGGTGCCGGAAAGCGTGCCGGAAATGGCCGGGAGAACGGTATTATACGGGCCAATGGTGGCCGTGATGCCTTCGCCGCTTTCGAGTGTCGCCGTGAAGGTGACAACGCCATCCTGCTCCGCGCCGATCTGCAAGCCCTGGAGCATGAAATCACCGGTGAACGTGCCGATGCCGGAAACCGTGACCACACATTCCTTGAGGAGTGCCGTTGTCGGCGTGCCCACGGCATCCGCCAGGAGAACGGTGTCCTTCAGAACCCCCTCAATCTCGCACGACATGGAGCGCAACCCGGCATCCGCCAAAAGCGTGCGCCAGCCGGAATCATCCTTGTCGGTAATATCCAACGGCTCATTATTGAGCGTGAGGCTATCCGTTCTGGCGCCAACGATGTTGGACCCGTCGCGGGCAATACGGATATTGCGGCCTGATTTAGCCATTACTCACACCTCACACACGTGCCAAAGCATAGCACAAGAAACCTAGGTAATCCACAAGACGCGATAGATCATCAACGCGCGTTTCGTCTTGCCGTCCGGGTCGCGCGAAAATGCGCAACTGTCCATCTCGGTTGTGATGTGGGTTGCCCCCGTGATGGTGAGGGCCTGCCGGCGCAACCGCGCGTCCACCACATCAACCAATGCCTTGAGGTCGAGCATGGAGGATGCCCGGTCCCAAATGTCGATTTGCACAATCGCGTTTCCGCCGGGGGAATCCTTGTCATCGAAGGGGGTGATTGTATCCGCCCCGATGGTGATGAAGGGAAAGCCCGAATCCTTCTCGGCATCAACCGATTGCGGCACGTCCGTGAAGATGGCCGAAAGCGGGGCGTATGCCGTCGAGAGCAATGACGTGACGGAGGTGTCATTGAGCCGGGTATAGATGGCCTGTTGCAGGGCGGCGGATTTCATTTTGTGGTTTTCTCCGCGCGGGCCTTGGCCTGTGCAATGACGCGCTCTAGCCGTTTCTGTAACCGGGGCGCTGCCCGCTCTGCGGCGGGAACCCATGAGGGGCGGGGCTCAATCTTCATGGTGCCAAATTCAAGGTAGAAAGCATAATCCAGTCGGGAACCGATAGCCCACGTCATGGAATCAATGCGCGAAATATCCGTGCTAGTCACAAGGCCGCCGTCATCCGTTGCGGGGGCTTGGCCCGGTGCGGATGCTTGGTGCTTTTTCCCGTTCGCTATGGTGTAGATTTTGCCCGTCTTTGGAGGCCCTTGGATGGCTCGACGCACGTACGTCAGTGCCTCAATAGCCGTGGCCTCGACCGCCTTGGACACTTGCGCGCTGATCTCCGCGCCGAAGCGGGCGAGCGCCGCGCGCACCTGTTCCGAACCATTGACCCGGATTGCAACGCTCATGCGGCCACCCCGCCGTCAATGTCGATCTGCA